CTAATCAATGGAGTGCAGGGGTAATTCTGAATGATGTACGCTTAAAGGCTGCTGAGATGAAACCTCAACTAACAGGCGCTCCACCCCCTGCTGACGTCCTAACCGGCGGCGGCGCTACTACAGCAAAGAGGGGACCACCCGGAGCCACTTATGATTAGGAGTAGCTATCGTGGCTAACGATTTTGCAAGTAACTTTACACGCCCGCTGATGCGGGTCTTTTTGGAACAGTTCGAAAGTAAACGAGTGATGTCCAAGAACGTCAATACCCAGCTGTATGCGGGTAAGTTCAACCCGTCCACTGGCGAGAATATCGACGTTAAACGCCCGACTGATTATGTGAGTCGTCGTACTGCCAATGGTGATGTTTCATCCGGGGCCGGTAAGTCGGATATCATAACCGGTAAGGCAACCGCAACGGTCCAGGATTATTTCACAGTCTTTGTTGATTATGACGAAGCTGACGAAGCGATCAAAATGGATCAGATCGACCAACTGTTGGACCCTGCAACCACTCGCATCGTGACTGACTTTGAAGTGGACTACGCCGGGTTTATGATGGAAAACACTGCATTGCTATCCGGTGCTGTCGGAACTTCTGCAACCACCTGGGAGCATATCGCTGATGCGGGCGCTACCTTGATGGCTAGCGGTGTTCCTCAGGATAACGACTGGTTCTACGCTGTTAACCCTTTCACTCAGGCTACTTTAGCGAATACTCAGCGAGCAATCGGCGCTGTTGATCCTTTGGTATCTGAAGCATTCCGAAAGGCGACTATCTCCGATAACTTTGCGGGCATGAAGGTTATGACTGCTACCACTTTGGCGACGTATACCTCTGATGCCGAGGCTGATCGGGCAGGTACTGTGAACGGTGCTCCTGATGCAACCTATGCCACAGCTAAAGACACTATGACGCAAAGCATGACGAGTGCGGGTATTGGTGCGGGTGCTGCGGTAGTGCAAGCCGGTGAAACGGTGGTTGTTACTGCGGCGTCTGGTGCTGTTGACCGATTGAATCTGTCTACCCGACAGCCTATCGTTGACGGTTTAGGTGCTGCGGTTCTTTGGAGCGGTACTGTGACGGCTGATGTAACACTGTCAGGTGGTGGTGGAACTATCGTGGTAAGTGGTCCTGCCATCTTTGAGTCAGACGGTCAGTACAATACTGTCAGTCAGGCCATTGCTAGCGGTGACGTAATCACCATCCAGGGTGCTGCGGCAACAGCCAAGCAGCCTAACCTGTTCTGGCATAAAAACGCCTTCGCGATTGCTTCTGTACCCATTAAGAAGCTGCATTCTACGGATACCATCGGCACTACTGAAGATGGGTTGCAGATTCGTATTTCTCGCGGTACTAGCTTCCTGGAGAATAAACAGCTTGTTCGTTTCGACTTCAGACCCGCTTACGGTGTTCTTAATCCGTTCTTTAGTGGCCAGGGTTTTGGCTAATAGCTAGTTGTTCAATAATCAGGGGGTGTAAAAGCCCCCTATTTTTTAAGGAGTTATCATGGCACTTAAATTCATTACATTAATTCGCCCTAGTGGCACGTTTATTGAATTACAGAACACGAAAGAAATGAAGGCCTACGCTAAGGCGAATGGCTGGAAAATCAAGAAGGATCAACCAACCCCTGAATTAACTGGTGATGAAGATGGCAACAGCGGGCCAAGCAGTGAGAGCGATACTTCAGGAGATACTAGTACAGGCGACGGAAGCTGATTTAGAAGCCTCTGAAGTCGAAGATACTATTTTCTATATGAATAACTTCATGACCGAATTAGACGCTAACGGCGTTAATTTAGGTTATACCGTTGTGACATCTGTTGCCGATACTATCACCATCCCGGCAGGCGCCTTAAATGGCATGATTAAGAATGTTGCCGTCCAGGTAGCGCCACAATTTGACGAAGCTATTGTGTCGACCGATTTGATCAGGCAGGCCCGAAACAGCCTTAAGATAATGAATGTTCTAGGGCTTAACTTACAGCCCGCACAATTCCCCGGTACGCTTCCTATTGGCTCAGGTAATGAGCACAATGATTTCAATGAGCAGCATTTCTATCCAGAGCCTGATAACACCATACTCACAGAAGGCAACGATAATATTCTAGTGGAGAGTGATACCCCATGAGCACTAAAAAGAGTAACTTTGTAGCTCAGCCGGTAATACCTTCGGGCGCCAGCTTTGATTATTTTGTTAACGGTCAGAATTTTAAAATACCCTATGAAGATTTAAAGACTCTGCTCGGCTTTGGTAATGGCAACCCCAATACTAATAACGTGTTTACATCCCTTGATTACAGCATCCAGGCTAGCGACGACTTTGTAGTAGGGACCGGCGTTATTACGCTGACCTTTCCTTTAGGCTCAACCGCAGTAAAAGCGCTTACAATAAAAAACGATGGTGTTAGCAGTATTACGCTAGATGGTAATGGCGCCACTATTGAAGATGGGCTTACACTCACGACAACCCAGGCAGAAACTTATTTGTACGATGATGATAATACGAATTGGGTTAAGGTCACATAATTTAAATAAAAAAGGGATGCGCTAACATCCCTTCACCACAACAATCTTAAGGGGATTGATATGGCTGAATACAATAATACCACATTAACTCACGACGGAAGGTCTAAGCACTATCTCTATAACACATGGAGAGGAATGCTCTCTAGATGTCTCAACCCTAAGGCTAAAGACTACCCAGATTACGGACTTAGAGGTATTGGCGTTTTTTCTGTATGGATTGATGATTTTTATCGTTTTGCAGATGATATGGGCGACAGACCGAAGGGAATGACTCTTGACAGAATTGACGGCACCAAAGGGTATTATCCAAATAATTGTAGATGGGCGACGGCTTTAGTCCAGGCTAATAATAGAGTCAGGAAAACCAACAAGCTCGGCATAGTTGGGGTGTATTTTGACAAGAACAGAGGCCGATATCTGATAGAAATGGAAGTTAATGGAAAAAGGATACAAAGAAAGAGTAAGGATTTTTTTGAGGCGTGCTGTATAAGAAAGTCATTAGATAATAGAATGATGAAGATGTGTTAGTATATTTACAGTGCAAGTGCGCACTTAGGTGGCTACGGGGGTTTTAACCCTTCCCAGGCACTCTTAACGAGTCCCCCGTAGCCGTCTTTATTATAGGTGATATTACCTATATCTTAAATGGGAAGGGATTATGTCATTTCGAGGCAATCAGCCAACAACCGGCCGAGACTTATACTTTGCGCCTTCGGGTAATAACGACCTTGTGGGTACAAGTGACGAGAACCCATTAGCTGACCCTAATGAAGTTATTGACCGGATTAACAACCTAGACCCTCCTATCTCTTCATCTGATCGAGCCTCAATGAATGCCAATATTATCGGTATTTACTCAGAGTCGGTAACCCTCCCCCCTTTTACTACCTGTAATGCGGCTGCGGCTTCAATCATTACTACTGATTTAGTCAATATCACAATGGGCGGTAATCAGTCTGCTGAATGGGGTTCTTTGCTCAATTTCGCAGGATCGGGAACGGTTATTAATATTGATGGATTAAACCGGGTTAGCTCGATAACGACTGCTGTGGTCGTGGGTGCTGATACCTTCCCGGCTGATGATGGGACGGGCTATGTTGTTACAGGCGCCTGTGATGATGTCTTTATAGACCTTAGGCAGGGCGAGCTAAGGGGTAAACGCACGGTAATGATCGACCACACTGCCGAAAGCCCAACCCCTATTAAGTATTCAATGGATGTTGTTGAATTCTTTAATATCGATCAAATATTCCTCAAGTATAACCCTACAGGCTCAGGCGCTGCGGCTATTGTCGAGGCTTCTGCTATACAGAAATCTCTTCCTGCTACTCAACCAGTAACAAATGCCACTATATTTCAGGTTATGGCCGGAACCCTGGTGGTTGATGCGTCCATCTTAGTAGCTGACACGATAGCGGTGGTGGAGGATGGCGGAACATTAACCCTTGACGCTCAAGCGATGTTTGGCGATACGCTCGTTAAAGATAGCGGGATTGCTATTTATAAATCCGTTTCTATTATCCAGGGTAATGTCGATATCGAGGATACGGGCACTTTGCAGGCCAGTGTTAGGACGTGTATCGGTAATATGACGGTAGCGGCCGGCGCTAATATGACTATCACTTGTGATAATTTTATTGGTGATTTGGATAATGAAGGAACGGTTCTAGCGATTGTTCAGAATCATGTAGGAGAAATTACGGGTTCGGGTACGATCAACGGACTTATCAACGGGGTTCCTTATGGCACCTATCAAGAAACTATTCTGCTACAGGGCGAAGACTTTACTACTCAAACCCCTCTAGGTTTAGATATACCTATGCAAGTTACCTTTGGTCCGGCCCAGGGTACCGCTAGTGATTTAGTGATGTTATCGGCGGCGGGCGAGCTTACAGCTAATGTTAAACACCGATACACTGCGAGCTTTTTTGTTCAGTATGGGCGTACAGGTGCGGGCATGTTCTCAAATCTGTTCTTAAGGTTCCTAATTAACGGGGCGCCCAGCTCCCCCATTAACGCAAAGCTAGACAACGCGAATAGTGACGTCCCGGTGCAATTCACCACTATTCTCGATTTGGAAATAGGCGACGTAGTGACCGCGGAGCTAATCCGAGATAGCGGCGGAGGAAACTCGGGAGAGCTTGTTACAGAATCCGCTGTCCTTGGCGACTGGACAGATTCAGCCTCTGCAATAATAAGGATTAGCCTCTAATGTACGGCGTGGGCCATGCCATCAACCCCACTTATAAGCGAATTAGACGGCTTTCCTTCTTTGGCCTAACTATCACGTTTGAATATAATCGTAATGAATGGGCGGTCTATTACATATAATTACGATGAATGCTAAACTATCGCTATGCCAAAAATACAAATACCCGTAGCGAATGGTTTTTACGAATCTGAATCTCTCCCTATTTCGGCTCAGCGGTGTATTAATTGGTATCCCAATATTGTACAAACTCAAGCCTTATCCCAGGAAACCCTATTCGGTACTCCCGGCATCCGTCAGCTAACCACTACCGGCACTTTAAATCAGCAAAATCGAGGGATGCTAGCTAAAGAAGGCATTCTGTATTTTGTTAACGGCGCTAATCTTTACAGTTTGGACAGAACAGTAGGCCCGCCAGAGACATTTGCTTTTACTTCCCTTGGTACGGTCGCGGGTACGGGTCCAGTCTCAATGGCTGAAAACGGCACTCAGTTGATGATTGTGGTACCAGGGTCGACCAGTACCGGGTATATCTATGATGAAGACGGGGCTGGATTTTCAACCATAGCCAGCGGTTTCAAGGATAACGGCGAACCTCAAGGCGTGGTCTTTATAGATGGTTATTTTGTCTGCAATACCGATACTAAAAAGATCATACAATCCAATCTTAACGATGGTTTAACTTGGACTGCTACGGATTTCGGCACAGCAGAAGCTGACCCAGACCCTATAAGCGCGGTGTTTGTGTTTGGTAATAAGCTATTCGCCTTGGGTACTAAAACC